GTTGTGTTTTCCCCCCGTTTTGATGTTAGTTACTTTTTTTCCTGGCGCCGTTCGCCCCTTTGCGTAAAGTTCCGCTTGCTCTTCGTTACTCCGAAACGTACACGTTAAAAAGGGCTGGGGATCGTTTGGGTATAACGCCCGAAATTCATGGGCCGCCAGCGTGTAAGCCCTTTGGAGTCTATAATCACAGTCGGTTAATTTTCGGCTTGCCATTTTCTTAATGTTTCATCCTTCATTCTCGAGCCTCGGGAGCTTCCAACGTAATAGGCAAAAATCGAGGTCCCAATCGATAGCACGCTCCCGAATGTCATATCCGCGAGGCGTTGGTTTTCGTGGGGGATTACGATAAATATTAGCGATAAAACGACGCCAATTAATAGGCTCAGCCCAATAATAACGACGGCGGCAAAAAGCCAATCCCGTTTCCCCGTTGCGCTCAGGAAAGCCGCCTCACGTTCGCGGGCGCTTTTACGATCGTCGACCTCAGCGCGGTAAAATTCGAGCTCAGTCGTTAAATCGAGGCGCGTCATTTCGAGTTCAAAGTTTAAACGCATTTTTTCGAACTCTAACGCTAGCGCGTCATGCTGCTCGCTTTTGTGCTTTTGACCATTAAGCCAGGCGCCGACCGTCTCAAGCGCTTGAACGCCTGTAATATCGCCCGCTATTTCGAGAATATCGCCCGCGACGGGTTTAACCTTATCCCGAACAAACGCGCCGAATTTGGAGCCCTTAATTCGCTCCCCGACAGGCTTTTTATTTTTCTTTTTTTCGCTCACTTTTTAGGCGTTAGAAAAGTAAGAACCCCCGAAATGATTTTTTTGTAATTAGCCATGACGTAAATAAACAGTTTTTCCCCCATGAGAGTCGTCATAGGAACCGCCCAGCTGGCTTCAACACTATACCCATACCGCTCGCAGTAAATGGACGTCATATAACCCGAAAAGACGGAAAGCCCAATAACCGCCACCCATTGAATGACGGTTAGCGTTCTTTTCATGTATAACATGTAAGATATTTTCCCCAACGTACCGAGCACGATTCCGAAAACCCAATTTTGAACGTTCCAAAGGAAATCCGCGAAAGCATCGAGAAAGCTCATTTTCGTTTTTTAGTTTTTAGTAAAAGCTCCTTTTCGTACCGCTTGAGGGCCTCAAGTTGAACGCGCTTTTTTTCAGTTAGTTTTTTCACGTTTAAGGAATTTGGTTAATCCTCCTTACGCCATAAGTACGGCTCGAGGCGGTATTTCCCGAACTAAATAAATAAGTATTTGAACCTTTTGTTATTCCAATCGGGCAGCGCTGGGGCCAAACGTTGTTGTTATACTCAGGAAATAAACTCGAGTTAGCGCACAAATAATCGACCATTAGGCTCGTGTAGTGCTCGGCGTTCTGTTGCCATTTATTTAGTTGATCCTTAAAAACCACATCGGGCACGGGGGTTGAATCCTCGGAGGTCCTTTGTACCATCGTCGCGTTATCAATTTTATAGGTTAACGCGGGGGCCGCTTCGACCATCGCCCACCACAAAACAACACGCCGAGCGTAATCGTCAACTAATGTCAAATAATCGCCCGCCAGGGTATTATTGGCCACGTCGTTTTTAATCTTTTCGTAAAGGTTCGTTCCAAGGTATGGCGCTAGGAATTTATCTTGAGCCAAATAAATGGAGGGGTATAATAGGTTTGGATCGACCGCCCCGTTAACGTTAGTATATTTTTTAATATATACGTCTGATATTAAAAGTATTTCAGCCATTTTTTTATCTTCTGTAATTTTTACCGTTTACGCCGTAAATGGGGTTCGTTGGAAGGAACCCGTTAAAATCCATATCAATAGGCAATAACGCCACCAATTCAGGATTACGAACTTTATACCCCATCCGCTCAGCCTTTGCGACCGCTATTTTTTGGGAATCATTAGCCAGCGGGTTTATTCCTTTGGCATTTATATAAACCTCTTTACGCCAAAAGTGATAACAGTTACCGCCGCCCTTATATAGCCAAATGTCGTAAACGCTCGCCCCGTTTGGACCCCATCCCGCGTTAACGGGTTTCGTCCTCATAGCTTCAATATCCTCCTTTCGATAAAGTTTGTCAGCGCTCAGCATTTTTTTGCAGAACTCACGCTCGCCCGTGGAATAACCGCCGTATCGGTAACGCGTCATGAATGTAACGCCCGCGTAATTCGTTTCGTCTTGGTCGCTGGGCTTCATTGGTTTCGCGCTTCCCGTCGAGGCCAATTCGTGGGCGGTTATTTTAACGAGTTCCTCGTTTTCGGCTTCATCATTTTCGTAATCGACCTCATAGGAATCTATTAAAATAAATCCCTCGGGGGCGTCCTCGCCGAGCGCTATCAACTCCTCGGCGATTTGTGAACTGAGGTTTTCGCGCTCGATTCTTTGAGCCATTCTCGCGGCCCAATCGCGCCCAGCGTCACCGCCCCAAAGTTCCCAAGCTATTCGCCCCGCGCTCGGAAAACCCTCCTCGCCCTGATTCCACCCGCTCGCCTCTTTGTCGACAGCGTGACGCGCGAAATAACTATTCATTCGGGTAATGGTTTCAATGGATAAGTTTCGACCGTTGGAAATATCGCGGGCACGGGCCACGCCGACCTCGGTCCCGCCCCTGTTATATTCGGCCCGCCATTTTAAACCCAATTCGGCGGCGGTTTTCATTTCATTCGTCGGCTCGAAGGAATCCGCTAAATTCTCGCAGTTACAAAACTTTTTTTTTTCATCCTCAGCCATTACGGGAGTGGATGAAACGGGAGCCTGAGCCGTAGGCGTATTAACCGCAATTTCGCCCGCGTTGGTTAATGGAGAATTTGGAATAACGGTTATACTAATATTCGGCATTTCATAGCTCAAAATTTCCTCAAGGCCTGAGGCTAATTTTCGCTGAGCGGGATCGACGACCTGATTTGTAAAAATCTGAAGGCCGACCGCCATCTCATCTTTATTCGAACCGAACCCTCCGCCCACGTCACGAATCCCGAAAAGTAAAGGAGTCACCACGCGGTGAGCGACCATAATTAACGAGGTCGATTCCTTACTTAGAAACTCATATTGCTTGTCAGCGTCCGAAAGTGGAAAGGTTGTTATATCGGGTTTCGGCGTATCGCGCTCGTTAAACGTCATTATGAATTTACCCGCGTTCCTGGCGCCCGTTAATTCCCTTTCCCAATCCCTTTTAATTTGTTGCTGTTCATCGGGAGCGGGCGCGCCTTGGAATAGGCTTACAATCATAGAAGGGCTTAGGCCGTTCATGATGTTATTTACGTGGTAAACGCTAATTTCGCGCGCTAATTCGATAGAATTTATAGCTGAGTAATAATCGGGCCTCGGGTAAATATTAGCCCCACAATAAGCGAACTTATAAAATATCTGACGCGGCTCCTCGGCGTTATTCGTTGGATTAAATACGGGTAAAAACTCGGGCTTATTTCGTTTCTTTCGTGTATTCGCCCAGTCGTTAGAATGATAAACGCCGACGATTTCCTCCTCCTCATTTGTAACAGCTATTCGGCATTCCTCAAAGGGTAAATGACGAATTTTCGCTATGTTTTGGCGGTCAATTGAATAAATTACCTCAATATAATAACCGCCGTATTTTTTATAATCATGAGCGCAACCGTAAAAAACATCGTAAGCGCTGAGCGCCTCTAATCTTTGATTATAAACGCCAGCCTCGAGGCCCTTTCCCGCAAACATATCGCCAATCGAAATACACAGCGAACCGTGAACGGCGCCCGTTGCGGCGAGCTCAGAGAGGTATTGAGGGAAAAGATTATCGACGCCGTAATTAACCCAGCCCGAACGGTCGGTTTTTTCGGCTGAGCTCCTCACGGTATAATCCGCGAGGCTTATTCGTTTAACGTTATGGGTTTCCATTGTAAATAATATCGTCGTTAATGGTTATATTGGGTACGTCGTAATAAATCGTCGCGCTCGTTAAATCGAGCCAACCGATTCGGCACAGGCCAACGACCGCTGCGTTAGTTGGGTCTAAATTTACGGCCGAATTTTGACCGTAAACATAGTATCGATAACGCCCAGGAAGGGTTAACCCGAGCGTCGTTACGGTTAATTGTGTAATCCGTTGGTTTTCGATTACGATCGTGGGCACTTGGGCGAGCTCCTCGCCAACGGTTGAATTTTCCTCGTGAATTAAAATAAATAAATAATGGCTAAACGCGACCGCGAAATATTGCCGCGACTCGTTCAAACTTAAATATAAAGTTTGCCCCGCCTGATTTGTATTTAAATAATTCATTTTCTTACAAAAAAGGGGCGAGGTTTAACGCCCGCCCCCGTTTTCAATATATAACCCTTTAACGAACTTTTATTGAACTACCGTAATCCCCGCAAAGTTATCGAAAGGAACGGCCGTATACGCCTCTAAAAAGTCGGGTTGTCCTGGCTCCTGAGCGTTAACGGTAATTTGGTAACCGTTAAGGTCTCCTTTCGCCTTTCCTGATTGATAAGAACCCGTAGTTAAAAAAGCTCCATCGGTACGGCCTACACATACGATTTGATCGTCGTATAATTGAACGAAAACGATAAGTTTCGCTTTGCTCATTTGCTCGAGTTCTTTTTTCTTATCATTGTCCAACTTACCCAAAGTAAGCTCGACCGTTTGGTCGTAGTATAAAGTTCCGTTTTCGAGGTTAGCGGTTGGAACTACTGTAACCGCTCCCGTATTTCGGTTAGGTTGGTATTGGAAAACGTCAACGCTTCCCGCAACGCCAGGAAGGGCGTCAATAATGCCGTTAGCGTCTAACGTTATTCCGCTGGCAAAAAACTCCCAATTCGCGAAATATACGTTTTTGACCCCGCCGACCCCCTCGTTACAATCGAGCATGAAGCCCGCACTCAGTAAACATGGCATAGTATTATATTTTTAAAGTTAGGGGGGGCTTTTAAACCCCCCATTTAATTTTTAGAAAAACGTTCCGTAAGCCGCGATTTCGTTACCGATACCGAACTGAGCACCCGCAAAGAATTTAGCGCTAAAACGAACGTTGTCCTCAGCAAATTGGCCCATGTCAACGACTTGGATATTATTCCAATCGCTCAAGACGTTAGTACCAAACCAAAGGTTTGATTTTTGAGCCATTACGATCGTGTTATCTGGCATACCTGGGCAAATCGCCAATTGGTAACCCAAATAAGATTTAGGCATTTCAGGACCGCCATAAGTGTACCAACCGTTACCCGCCGCCGCGCTGGCTTGCATAAAGGCTTCCCATACGTTTTGAGCGATGTAAATAATAGGTTTTTCGATTGAACGCTTAACAGCCGTTGGGCAAGCCGTCACGGTAGCCGCGATTTTAGCGATTACGTTAGTCGAGTCAATTGCCACGGGAGTCGATACGAAATTAACGCCCGAACCCGCCGC